CTGCCGCAATTGCCGGGGCGGGGGTGCTACCCCTTATCCGATACGACGCGGGTCCGGAGGGGGTGGGCTACAAGGTGCTCATCACTTCGGCGGGCGACGACAGCGGGGATACGTTCACCATCGTAGGCTACAAGGTGGGGGCCCTCGATTCAGGGCCTACCGCTGAGGTTGTAACGGGCCCCAACGCCACCACGGCGTCTTCCGTGAACTTCTATGCCACTATCGTGAACATCACGGCCAGCGGGGCTTCGGCGGGGGATGTGAGCATTGGCACCACGGGGTCGCTGGCGCTACCGCGTACGCGCCTCAAGGCTGCGTATTACGTAGGTACTGCCTCTGCGGGCACGATTGTCGTGACGGTGAATAGCACTACGGGTTCGACGGTGCTATCGGTCAACACTCCAGCGAGCGCCACGGTGGCGACACATATGGACTTGCCCGGTGCAGGGCTGCTCACTACTCGCAGCGGGAAGGACGATTTCGCAATCGTGACGCTCACGAATGTGACGTACGCCACGTTGTTCTGCGGCTGATGGGTATGGACATGGAAACCCGGAAACGCCCCCCACGCCGCCCAGCGGCGAAACTTTTGGATGGTATACCACAGAAGGCCGGCGCAATGAACTCTGCTGAAATCGTTACCGCCAGGGAGCTGGCTACCCACGCCGCTGATATCAAGCATCTGCAGGAAGACATGGACGGACTTGTTGCAGACATGATGGCCATCAAGCGCACGCTGAATACTATTGAGCGAACCCTGGCGGAAGCCAAAGGTGGTTGGCGCATGCTGATGATGGTCGGTGGAGCGGGGGGCGCACTCGGGGCGGCGCTCACGCAGATGCTGCACTCGGTCCCGTTCGTCGGGAGTAAATAGCGTGCCTAGTGTCTCTAAAAAGCAACATAATTTCATGGCCATGGTTGCCAACAACCCGAAAGCGGCCAAGCGCGTCGGCGTCTCGCAGAGCGTCGGCAAAGACTTTTTAACTGCGGACAAGGGCCGCAAATTCAACGGGGGTAGTGACATGGCTGACTCTAAAGCAATGATGAAGAAGGAAATGGCCTTCATGAAGAAAAAGGGCGCTCCGAAATCCATGGCGAAGCATGAGATGGGCGAGATGGGTGCGATGAAGGGCTACGCCAAAGGCGGTAAGGTCGGCTCCGCATCCAAGCGTGCGGATGGTGCGGCTACCAAGGGCAAGACCCGGGGCAAGCTCGTATGAGAGCCAGTCGCGGCATGGGGGCACTCGACCCGGCGAAAATGCCGAAGGGAAAGCGCAAGCCACGCCGCGACTGTACTGAGTTCGATGAATACGCCCGTAGCGTGCAGGTGCAGCGCAAGCTGCGCAAACGCGGTCCGCAGGACTACAGAGAATGACCACTACCAGCACCACTGCGTTCAATCTCGACTTCGCTGAACTGGCGGAGGAGGCATGGGAGCGCGCGGGGCGGGAGATGCGTTCGGGCTATGACCTGCGCACGGCGCGGCGGTCACTGAACCTGATGACGGTTGAGTGGAGCAATCGCGGGCTAAATTTATGGACGATTGACGAGGGTACGGTCGATCTGGTGCAAGGCACTGCGACCTACGCATTGCCGGCGGACACCATTGATCTGCTGGATCATGTGATCCGTACGGGCTCGGGGAATGCATCTACCCAGTCGGATTTGTCGATTACCCGGATCAGTGTCTCTACCTATTCGTCCATCCCCAACAAGCTGCAGCAGGCACGCCCCATCCAGGTGTGGATTCAGCGTCTGCGGGATAACCCCCAGATCACGGTCTGGCCCGTGCCGGATCAGGGTACGGTCGGTGGTCCATACTACATCTTCAAATACTGGCGCTTGCGGCGCATTCAGGACGCAGGTAACGGCGCGGAGACAGAGGACGTGAATTTCCGTTTCCTGCCCGCAATGGCGGCGGGGCTGGCGTACCACATCGCCATGAAGGTGCCGGAGCTTATGCCGAGGGTGCCGATGCTCAAGGAAGCCTACAACGAGCAATTCGAGCTGGCTGCAGGCGAGGACCGAGAAAAGGCCGCAGTCCGGTTCGTCCCACGCATTTGCAGGTGATGTATGCCGAATCGTTTCGCGTCAGGTAAGGGGGCCGTCAGTCAGTGCGATAGGTGTGGGTTCCGCTACAAGCTCAAGCAGCTCAAGGAACTCATCATCAAGAGGAAGAAGACCAATATTCTGGTTTGCCCGGAATGTTGGGAGCCGGACCACCCGCAGCTGCTAGTCGGCATGTATCCGGTAGAGGACCCGCAGGCGCTTCGTAATCCTCGGCCCGACGCAACATACACGCAATCGGGTACACTCAGCAATGGGTCCGCAGGGGAAGGAAGCCGGGTGTTTCAGTGGGGCTGGAACCCGGTAGGTGGGGCGAGCCAGATTGATGCTGGGTTGACGCCGAATGATCTGGTGCTGACGGGGGCGCTCGGTAGCGTCACGGTAGCCGTAACTTGAGGAGTATGTGATGTATCCGAAAACTGCGAAACAGCCGGCACCCAAGATTCCGGCGAAGCCTGCGCAGCGTAAGCCGGGCGAAACCAAGACCAGCGGTATCAAAATTCGCGGTACTGGTGCCGCAACCAAAGGCGTGATGGCGCGCGGTCCGATGGCGTAAGCAGGCGATGAACTACACCTCGCTCAAGGCCAATATTCAGGATGTCTGTGAGCAGACCTTCACGGACGACCAGCTCGCGCTCTTCACCCAGCAGGCCGAGCAAACGATCTACAACGCGGTCCAGCTTGCGAGCCTACGCAAGAATGTATCGGGGGTGTTCACCTCGGGCAACAAGTACCTTGTGACGCCGGCGGATTTCCTATCTGTGTACTCACTGGCGGTGGTGGATGGCTCGGGCAATTACAGCTATCTCATCAACAAGGATGTGAACTTTCTCCGCGAGGCGTACCCGAACCCCGCAACCACGGGGCTGCCTAAGTACTACGCCATCTTCGGCCCACGCTCCGATCTTGAGAGCGAGTTGGCGTTCATCGTTGGCCCGACACCGGGCTCGGGGTATTCCACGGAGCTGCATTATTACTACTACCCCGAGTCCATCGTGACGGCGGGTACGAGCTGGCTGGGCGACAACTTCGACTCCGCTTTGCTGAATGGGGCCTTGGTGGAAGCGATCCGCTTCATGAAGGGCGAAGACGCCATGGTCCAGCTGTACACCAAAATGTTTCTGGACTCACTCACCCTGCTCAAGCAGTTGGGCGATGGCAAGCAGCGGGCTGACGCGTATCGCAGCGGGCAGGTACGGGTTCAGGTGAAGTGATATGGCACTGACGCAGACGCTCACGACCAGCTTCAAGCAGGAAGTCTTGCAAGCCGTGCATGACTTCGACACAGATACGTTCAAAGTGGCGCTATATGCGTCCACCGCGACGCTGGGTGCGGCCACCACGGCGTACACCGCCACGGGTGAGATTACGGGCACCGGGTATAGCGCGGGGGGCAATACCCTGACGGGTGTCAGTGTGGGGGTATCGGGCACGACCGCGTACGTGACGTTCTCCAACAGTGTATGGACCTCGGCGGCGCTTACGGCGCGCGGGGCGCTGATTTACAATTCCAGCAAGAGTAATCGCTCGGTGGCGATACTGGACTTCGGGGCGGACAAGACCAGTACGACGACGTTTACCGTGCAGATGCCCACCAATGCAGCGACTACCGCGCTGATAAGATTCCCGTAAGGAGTGAATATGGATACCGTTCAACAGGCCACTGCCGGAGGTGTGTTCCGGGTCGAGTGCCGCGACAGTCAGGGAGCGCTCAAATGGGTCGAAGAGATTCCCAATCTGGTGGTCAATGTTGGCCTGCAGGACATGAGCACCAAGTATTTCACCGGCAGCTCATATACTGCCGCGTGGTATTTGGGGCTGTATGGCGCGGGTGCCACCAATAACCCCGCTGCGGGGGATACATCTGCGTCTCACGCGGGCTGGACGGAGGTGACGAATTACAGCAATGCGACACGGCCCACCTGCACTTTCGGCACCGCCACCACGGCGAGCCCGTCTGTCATCTCAAATTCAGCGGCACCCGCAGCGTTCAACATCAACGGCACGGTTACGGTCGGCGGGGCGTTCCTGATTTCCAACAGCACCAAGGGCGGCGGCACCGGCACGTTGTTTTCGGCGGCGGATTTCGAAGCGCCCGGGGATCGGGCGGTAGTCAGCGGCGATGTCGTCAGTGTCACCTATACCGTGTCGCTGGCGGCGGCGTAAGGAGCAGTCATGCCCAAATTCAGAAAAGGTGAAATCGTGATGGTAAACGCTGTCGTGCCCGCAGGTCCGGTGCTGGCGTTCCGCATGACCGAGGATGGCGTGGTGCAGTGCCTGATCGAGTGGGCGGATGCAGATGGCGAGGTACAGCAGCGCTGGTTCGACGAAGATTCGTTGAAGCCTGGAGCATGATAAATGTCCAATGGCGGCTGGGGTTCCGGCTCATGGGGTCAGGCTGCTTGGAGCGGGTCTGTTTATGACTCGGATATAGCGGAGAGTGCTACGGGGGCGGAGACGCTGACTGCGGGGGCCAACCTGCAGTCAGTTGTAGCGGAGGCCAGTACGGCGACCGATACGCAAGCCACGACGTTGGTGTATTTGGCGGCAGTAGCGGAGACGGCGACGGGAACGGACTCAGGGGCTGCAGCAGCTACGTTTCCGGTATCCACGTCAGATGGGCTTACTGCAGCAGATGCGGAGTCGGCGGCGGTTACGCGGGCTACGTCGGTAGCGGAGAGCGCGACGGGATCGGACGCGGTGGCGGCAGGGGCGAACTTCGCCAGTGGCATTTCGGAGGCGGCTAGTAACTCCGACGTAGTATCAGCACATAAACTCTGGGAGGTTGTGGATGACACACAGACCCCGGGATGGAGTCAGATCAGTGACACGCAGACGCCGAACTGGCAGAATATAGGGACTGTGCAATCTCCGAATTGGCAGCAGATAACCGAGTGAGGTAGGAAAATATGGCAACGTCGTACACATCACTGCTAGGGCTGGCACTGCCGGTCGCCGGGGAACTTACGGGGACCTGGGGCGATACCGTCAACACGGCGATTACGGGGCTCGTGGATACGTCCGTGGCGGGGACGACTACGCTCTCCACGGATTCAGATGTAACGCTGACGACCACACAAGGGGCGGCTAACCAAGCCCGGCAGGCTATTCTGATGTGTACTGGCGCACGTACAGCGTTGCGCACGATTACGGCTCCGGCGCAGTCCAAGAGCTACATTATCACCAATGCCACTACGGGCGGATTCTCGGTCAAGATCGTAGGCGTTGGCCCCACGACGGGGCTGACTATCGTCGCGGGAGAATCGGCGGTTGTAGCGTGGAACGGCTCCGACTTCATCCGGGTCGGCAATACGGCGGGAGTGGCCACCTTCACAAATCTGACGGCCACTGGCACTCTGGAGGTTACCGGAGCTACTACGCTCTCTTCGGCGCTGACCTACGGCGGAGTTGCTCTCTCCAATGCAGTCACGGGCACTGGCAATATGGTGCTGTCCACTAGCCCGACACTCGTAACTCCTGCTCTTGGCACTCCTTCTGCGCTTGTCGGAACAAACATTACCGGCACGGCGTCTGGCCTGAGCATCGGCGGCAACGCGGCTACAGCCACCACAGCCACCAACCAGTCCGGCGGTACGATCAATGCGACGACGCTCACAACCAGCAGCACCGTAACCCACAATGGCGGCACAGCCAACGGCGTCGCCTATCTCAATGCCAGCAAGGTTCTGACTACGGGATCTGCGCTGACGTTTGATGAGTCGACTCTCAGCATCTCATGTGCCGGCGCCATCAACGAAGCCCGTGGCTCGGTGGCCATGCACGCCACCACAATGGATTTGTGGGCGCAGCCGAATATCATTGATGGAACTGGATCGGCGGTCACCATCACGGCCATCGCCAATGCCCCACAGGCCGGGGCACGTCGGGTGTTGTATCCGATCACTTCGACGATCATCACCAATGGTGCAACCTTCGCAGTTGATGGGGCGGCGGATTACACTACGGCGGCTGGCGACAAACTTGAATTTGAGGCGATCACTACCAGCACGTACAAGGTGCACATCACGAAGAAGGATGGGACGGCGGTTGCTAGTGCTGGTGCTTTGACGCAAATCCAGCCCATCAGCGCATCAGTAGGCTCAAGCGCACTTACCATTAGCGCATCGGCTCTTAATCTTGAATTCCGTTCAACTACGTTAGGAAGCGGTGCCGTTACGCGAGTGTCTGGCACTCCCGCAAACCTCGTTATCTCCAGCGGGTCAACGCTGGGAACTGTGAGTGCCGTGCAGTCTGATATTGCGGTGCTCGCTCTGAATAATGCAGGGACGATTGAACTTGCCGCAGTGAATATTAAGGGCGGTGTTGACCTGAGTGAAACGGGTCTTATCAGTACCGCAGCTGAGGGTGGCGCAGGCGCGGCTGATGCAGAGGCGGTAACCTACTCCACCACAGCACGAAGCAGCGTTGCGTATCGCGTTCTGGGCATCATCCGCAGCACACAGGCAACCGCCGGCACTTGGGCAACTGCGCCCAGCTTGATTCAAGGCGCTGGTGGGCAAGCAATTACGGCGATGTCATCATTGGGTTATGGGCAGACTTGGCAGGGTGTAGCAAGGTCCGCGGGGACAACCTACTACAACACGACCGGAAAACCGATCATTTTTAGATATGTGATTACTGCCAACTCTTCCTCTACGGTGACGATTAACGGCGTTGCAATGGGGTCCGGCTCCACCGTCTCATCTCAGGCATCATTGGTCACGCATATTATCCCGCCAGGCGCCTCGTATAGTTACTCGGGCGGCTCTGCCGACATCTATGAATTGAGGTAAGAAAATGCACTACAAAGCCCCCGACAACTCCCTGCACTTCATCGAGCCTGAGTTTTCTCACCTACTCCCCGCTGGCTCTGTGCCAATCACCGACGATGAAGCCGAGGCGCTGCGCCCGAAGCCTACCGCGCTAGATCAGGCCAAACAGCAGATCGCTGCGCTTGAATCCGCCATCACGCCGCGCCGCATTCGTGAAGCCGTGTTGGGCATAGATGGTGGTTGGCTAATAGATGCGGACGCGCAGATCGCGGCTCTGAGGGCGCAATTGTGATGCTGCTGGCCACATCCCCTCTGTGGCTGCCGCTGGCGGCGCTGGTGCTGTACATCCTGCTGGGGTCGCTGCAGGCGCTCGACGCCTATCTCACGCTGCGCCGCATTCGTGAAGCCGTGTTGGTCACAGATGGCGGCTGGCTGGCTGACGTGGACGCGGAGATTGCGGCGCTGCGCACGTTGTTTCGATGATGGGGTGGTAATGGACTGGCTGGCGACACTAAAATCCTTGGCCCCGACGGTGGCCTCGGCTTTCCTCGGGCCTCTGGGCGGCGTGGCGGTAGCGGCTGTCGGCAATATCCTTGGGGTGCCGGAAGCTACGCAGGCCAAGATCGCACAGGCTATCCAAGCCGGTCAGATTACGCCGGAACAACTCAGCGAGATTAAGAAGCTGGAGTTGGAATACCAGAACAACGAGCAGGAGCGCGGCTTCAAATACGCGGAGCTGGCATTCAAGGATCGAGAATCCGCCCGCACCGCCAACGTGGCGGGGGGCACGCAGAAGCACCTGTTCTGGTTGAGCCTGCTGCTGCTTGCCGCATCGCTGGGGACGGAGGGCTTTGTGCTTTTCCGTGGCTACCCGCCAGAAGTTCCGGAGTTTGTCGCGGGGCGGGTGCTCGGCCTCATGGACACCGTGGCCGTGCTGGTGCTCTCATACTGGTACGGTACGACGAATGGCAGCGCCCAGAAGAACGATCTGCTGGCTACTTCAATCCCTTCGCACAAATGACCGAAAACTTCCCCCCGTGTCTTACTTCGCTTCTCCGCCACGAGGGTGGCTTCAGTAACCACCCGGCTGATCCCGGGGGCATGACGAATCTGGGGGTCACCCGGCAAGTATGGTCCGAGTGGATTGGGCGCGAAGCATCGGAGAAGGAGATGCGGGGGCTAACCCCCGAGCATGTGGCTCCGCTGTACCGGCGCAAGTACTGGGATAAGGTTTCCGGGGACTTCCTACCGTCCGGGCTTGATCTTGCGGTATTCGATTTTGCGGTGAACTCGGGCCCCGGGAGGGCCGCAAAAGTACTGCAGGAGATACTCGAAGTCAAAGTGGATGGCGCGATTGGCCCGATGACGCTTACCGCACTGGCGGATGTTGATCACAAAATCCTGATCGAACGGTACAATCGGGCAAGGCAGGCATTCCTTGAGGCGCTGCCGACGTATGCTACCTTCGGGCGCGGATGGAGTCGCCGGGTTGCCGAAACTACGGACGAGGCAGTGTCCATGCTGACATGAGGTGATCCGATGCTGAAGAAACTCGCACTCCGGAGCGGGGTGAATAAGGAAAATACCCGATATACGAATGAGGGGCGGTACTGGGCTACGGACAAGGTGCGCTTCCGTCAGGGTACCCCGGAGAAAATCGGCGGTTGGCGGGCTATTTCCCAGACTACGTTTCTCGGCACTTGCCGTGCGCTCTTCGCGTGGGTCAATCTCAGCACTGCGGAACTCGTCGCGGTGGGCACGAATCTCAAGTACTACGTGTATCTCGGCGGGGCGTACAACGATATCACGCCTATCCGCGCTACAGCCGCGCTAACGGACCCATTCGCCACGACTAACGGGTCCGCCGTAGTTACCGTCACCCACACGGCACATGGGGCCATCGCTAATGACTTCGTGACTTTCAGTGGGGCTTCGGCTGTTGGCGGGCTTACCCTCAATGGGGAATTTCAACTCACCAAGACCAGCGATGATGCGTACACAATAACCGCGTCCTCGGCAGCTACGTCAACGGCCTCTGGTGGCGGTGCAGTAACTGCTGCGTATCAGATAAACACAGGCCCCGCTGTGCAAGTGGCTACAACGGGATGGGGAGCGGGCGGTTGGGGATCGGGCGCATGGGGCGTAGGGAGCACTACTACCCAGGGACTTCGTACATGGTCGCAATCCACATTCGGGGAAGACCTTATTTTTTCCCCGCGACACGGCGGAATCTACTACTGGGACGCCAGTGCGGGGGCTACGAATAATAGGGGGGTAGCCCTGAGTTCCATGTCCGGGGCGTCCGATGTCCCCATTACACAGAGTGCCATCCTCGTGTCGGACGTATCGCGTTTCGTGCTGGCTTTTGGCGCTAACGAGCTGGGCTCAAGTGTAGCGGACCCACTACTCATCCGTTGGTCGGATCAGGAGAACGCGGTTAATTGGACTCCGGTAATCACGAATCAGGCCGGTAGTATCCGGTTGTCCAAAGGATCGAACATTCTTGCGGCCCTCCAAGTACGGCAAGAGATATTGGTATGGACGGATGCCGCGATGTATTCGCTGCAGTTTGTCGGCGCTCCTGTCGTGTGGTCGTCCACACTACTGGCGGATAATATCTCGTTTCTCAGCCCAAACGGGGTCGCAACAGCATCGGGGGTTACCTATTGGATCGGGTCCGGGAAATTCTATCGCTACACGGGGGGCGCAGCGGAGACGCTCAACTGTGACCTACGCAAGTATATCTTCGGGGATATCAATCTACTTCAGGGCCATCAGGTGTTCGCGGGGACGAATGAGGCGTTCAATGAAGTCTGGTGGTTTTTTTGCTCCGCAGCGTCTACGGCGATTGACCGATACGTAGTGTTCAACTACGCAGAGAACGTCTGGTATCACGGCACCATGGGCCGGACTGCGTGGATGGACTCGAAGATTTTCGACTCCCCCGTAGCGGCGAACGGATCGAAGCTGGTAGAACACGAAATCGGGGTGGATGACTATACAGAGTTAGCGCCTGTGGCAATTCCGGCCTATGTGGAGTCCGGTGAGTTCGACATTGACGATGGGGATCGCTTCGGGTTTGTATCCCGCGTCCTGCCAGATATCACGTTCGAGGGGTCTACGGCCACCAACCCATCGGCTACGATAACACTTACCCCCATGAAAAACGCGGGGTCGAGCTACAATGTTCCGCCATCCGAAGGAGGGAGCAATAGCGCTGCGATTACGCGCTCCGCTACGGCCCCCATCGAGGCGTTTACGGGGCAGGTTTTCCTCCGGGTGCGGGGGCGGCAGATGATTCTGCGGCTAGAATCAACCGCATTGGGCGTTGCGTGGCAGATGGGCTCCATGCGGCTGGATATCAAACCTGACGGGCGAAGAGGGTAGAATGCCAATTACACCTGTATCGTTGCAGCGCAAAGCGCCCTCACTCTCCGGGGCTCCTGGACTGTATGACCGCGCGTACGTGGAGCAAATGAACAACGCGCTTCGGCTGTACTTCAACTATATAGACTACGCACTGGGGCAACTTATGAGTAATCAAGGACCCTATGATGTGGCGCTGTTCGGCAACGCTGTGGATGCTTTTGGGCGGCACCGGGTATCACAGCCCTTCGGTATCTTCGACAACAAGCAGCTCAGTAGCCGCAATCGCGGAGACTGGGAAGAGCGGCTGTGGGGCTGCATCATCGTGCATGGTGCGGTTACGGGCGCGGGGTTCGCGGTCGGGGAACTCATTACCGGGGGCACATCCGGCGAGCAAGGTACGGTCACGGCGGTTAACGCGGGTTCGATTGTGTACTCTACGGTTGACGGCAATGACTTCACCGATGGTGAAACCATCACTGGGGGCACGTCTGGCTCCACAGCGGCCATTACTTCGCACAATACCGGGGCGGACCTTGTATACCATTACGACCGATCCAGCACCTTCCTGACCGTAGGAACGGCAAGTGGGCAACGGGCTATCCGGCAGACGAGCCGGTACTTCCCCTATGTCCCGGGCAAAGGGCAGTACGTATTGGCTACGGCGGTTATGGGGGCGGGGAAAGCTAATGTGGATCAGTATGTGCTCTATGGGGATGATCTAAACGGGCTGGGGTTTGCGCTCATCGGGACTACGATCAACGTAATGCTGCGCACCACGGTTAGCGGGACCACTGTGGACACCCTTATCCCCCAATCGGACTGGAATGTAGATAAGATCAACGGCGCGGGGGTATCCGGGTATATTCTCGACCCCGCCAAGGTCCAGATTTTTGCGCTTGATTTCCAGTGGCTCGGCTCTGGGCGCGTTCGATTCTACTTCGATGTTGGGGGGGACCTGATCCAGGTACACGAGATTCTCAACGCCAATACCATCAGCAATGTCTACATGAAGACCCCCACACTGCCGGTGCGGTTTGAAATCGCCAATACAGGCACGTCTGCCAGCAGTACCACGCTTGAGCATATCTGCTGCTCCGTCGCCAGTGAAGGAGGGTACGCGCTCCCGGGGAAAGAATATTCTGCGGGTAACGGGGTTACGCGGGTTGCGGTCACTACACGCCGCCCCGTTTTCGCGGTTCGTCTGAAAAACGAGTGGCCTACGGGAAAGCCGAACCGCAGTATTCTGCGGTTCCTGGACTTCGAGTGCAATACAAGGACTAATGACGCTATCTTTGAGCTTATGCACTACCACGATCCTTACGGGGTGACGGCGACATGGCTTTCCGCCAATGACGGAAGCGCAGTTGAGTACTCGACCGATATATCCGCTATATCCGGGTTGATGGACCACAGGGTACAGATCATGGCGGTTCCCGCAGGGCAGGGCAATTCGAGTTCTGCGCACACGCTTAATTCCGAATTCATCAGTAACCATTCATTCGCTACGCAGAATTTCGAGTCTACAAACTCGCAGGTTTTTGTAGTCTTCGCAACTTCGGAATCGGGCACTGCTAATGTAACGACTCACATCAGTTGGATCGAGAGCGAGTAGCGTATGAAGCCACATCACGTAGACAGCACGAAGACTCGGCTATCCGAATCGGATATTCTGATGGTTGCTGCGCACGAGCATCCCGGATCGGCCAAAGCCCAGTACAGGGCCGCAAAGCGTCCGAAAGGTGTTTCGCCCGAGCGTTTGCTGTACACAATCTTTGTAAAGCTGATCAGCGCCCCGAATGTTGTACGTATCCGTGAGGGAAATACGCTATGTGCAATTCACTCTGGCGAAGATGGTACGGCCATTGTTTATGTGTTCGATGCCGATACGGCGAGCCGTACTATAAAAAATATCGCTAGTGGCATCGAAGCCACGCGGAAAATGGGGTACAGAAAGCTACTCGCCCCTGCAGAAGGAACGGCCATGATTTCTCTTGCAAAACGGGCGTTCAATACGATCAAGGAACCGGGCGAAACTTTCAATGTTCGGGGGAATGTTGTAGAAGTGGGGCTGTCTAATGGCTAATTCCGGCATACCGATTGTCAGTGACGTCGGCAGAGTTGTTGGGGGTGTTATTGAAGGCGTATTAAACGACCCGCTTCCTACCGTATTGAGCATTGCGGGTACTGCTGTTGGCATCCCGCCATTCGTTACCGCAGGACTCATTACTGCCGCTCGTGGCGGAAATATCGGGGATATAGCCAAGTCCGCTGCAATAGCCTATATCGGCGGGAAAATAGGCGCGTCCGGTTTTGTTAAGGACTTTTCCGCAGAGATTGCAAGTCAGGTTGGTGACAAGGCGTTCTCAGAAGCCGTGCAGGCCGGTGTTAGCCGAGGGCTTACAGGCGGCGCAATGTCGGTGCTGTCAGGTGGAAACTTGGGGCAGGGGATACTTTCTGGCGGCGTATCTGGCGCAGTCGGATCATACGTAGGAAGTTACTTCGGAGATTCCGCAAATCAGGAAACGTGGGGGCTGTCGCCTGAGCAGAGCGCGACGGCTGCTAAGGCTGCATCCGCAGCGCTTACCGCCGCAGCTCTTGGGAAAGACCCGAATAAGGCATTTGCTGGCGCTTTGATGAGTTTGGCAGGCACTGAAATCGGGGCGAAAGCAAAGGGGCTTTGGACTGAGGCGAACTCCTGGTATGACCAGATCGGAGAATCCGATAAAAACCTAGCTGCTATTGAATCGCAATACAAAGATGAGTATGCGG